ATGGCAAGAGCAAGAAGCCCAAACAGAGATAAAGCGTATAGGATGTGGAAGGACAGTGGCGGAGAAATGAAGCTAAAAGATATCGCTGATAAGTTAGGCGTTTCTGCTTCTCAAATCCGCAAATGGAAGAATGAAGATGAATGGGAAAAAGGATTGAATCCCAATAGTAATGTTACTATTGCGAAAGGTAACGTTACTAAACAAAAGAAACCAAAAGAACACACGCCAAAGCAAGAGGTAATTGAGGCGGATAAAAGTAAGGAACTCACTGAGAAACAAAAGCTTTTTTGTCTTTATTACATTAAAACGTTCAATGCTACTCAATCAGCTATCAAAGCGGGTTATGCAGCGGATAGCGCTCATGTAGAAGGTAGCAGATTGTTAAAGAATGCTAAGGTTTCAGCACATATCCGAAACCTAAAAGCGACATTAACAGGTGAAATATTTCTTGAGGCGCTGGACGTCCTTAAAAAGTATGTAGCGATCGCTTTTGCTGATATTACGGATTTTGTTACGTTTGGTCAAAAGGAACGGAAAGTTATGGGGATGTTTGGCCCTGTTGTAGATAAAGAAGGAAATCCTGTTACAGAGATTGTCAATTATGTAGACTTTAAAGATTCATCTATGGTCGATGGGACGATTATTACCGAGGTTAAGCAGGGCAAAGATGGCATATCTGTAAAGCTTGCCGATAAGATGAAGGCGCTGGAAAAGCTGTCTCTATACTTCGATTTGTTCCCGGACCCATTTAAACGACAAATTGAAAAGGAAAAGCTTCAGATCGAAAAAGAAAAACTGGAGCTCATGAATAAGCCAGATAAAGAGGATGCACCTACAGAACTTGTTGTACGGAGGTGGTCGCGTGACAAGTCTAGCCATTGATCCTTTCAAGGAATGGAATCCCCATGCTAAACAAATTGAAGTCATGGAGAGCACCGCCAGAAATGTCGTCATGAATTGCGGCCGCCGGGGAGGAAAAACGAATGTAGGCGCTCGTAAATTCTTCGACAACATCCTTGCTGATATTGAAAGCGGCAAAGGACTGCCCTATAAGCCGCCCAAAAATCGAAAGAAAATCAAAAAGCCGAAAGCACGCCTCGAATATTGGTGCGTAGCTCCTGACTACAACATGTCCGAGATTCAACAAGAGGAACTATCTCTTGTGATTCCAGAGGACATGATAGAGGACTGGAATGCATCCGGTAACTTTATATGGCTCAAGGGGTACGTTCTTATCCGCTTTAAGTCTGCTGACAATCCTAAAAAGCTAGTCGGTCGCGGCCTTGATGGTGTGTGGTTAGATGAAGCCTCTAAGATGAAGCCAGAAACATGGTCCGGCTATTTGGCATACGCTTTGGCAGATAAGGGCGGGTGGACCATCTGGACGACAACGCCAGAGGGAATTAACTGGTTTGCAGAGGATATCGTACTAAAAGGGCAGTTTATCGATGCCGGACTGGAAGAAGACCGATATGAGAACGACCCTGAGTGGAGAAACTTCTATTGGACTTCCGTTGATAATCCAATTCCTGAACTACAGAAGAATATTAAGCGGATGATCGAAACGTATCCAGAACGGTACGTAAAACGTGAGATATACGCTAAATTCAACGTTTTCCATGGTCAGGTATACGAAGAATTTGACCGTAATGTTCATTTAGTAGATATTGAACCCATCGATTTAAAGAGAAGACTATTCCAGGTTACTTATCCGGATGGGACTGTCCGGGAAGTGATGTTCAAACGCTATATCGGCGGATTGGACCACGGATGGAATGACCCGGCCGTCCTTCTCGTTATTGGCTGTACAGATGAAGATTACTACATTATTGAAGAAAGGTACGCGTCACAGGTCAATGTTCTTGTAGTAGATAATACGGGGAATCTAGAGGATTGCTTAGTCAAGCGGTATAAAGAGCTCCATGAAAAGTACCCTATGAATGAAATTTGGGCAGACCCGTCTGGAACAGAATATATCGCTACCTACCGAAGATACGGATTGCCTGTAATTCCAGCAGATAACGCAATTGGTCCTGGTATCAGACATGTAAGCAGTTTATACAAAGTGAAGGAGGATACTAAACGTCCTAATCTTTATATTTCCCGTTCTTTACGCAACACCATCAAAGAAACTGAGAACTATCGGTACAAAGATAACAAGGATGGCGGAAGCAAAGAAGAGCCAGAGGATAAAGACAACCATACTCAGGATTCCAAGCGCTATGCCTTGTATAATGACTACCATCGTCAAAGAAAGGCAAGAGAGCGAGAAGAAAGACGGGGAAAAGGGAAAGGAGGGTTAATTATTTAATGGCAGCAACGTTTATCCCTTTTGCTAAAAGCGAAGAACAAAAAGAATCTGGAAGCGTGCAGATTCCTGATAAGTTTGAGGGCGTATATGAACAATATGAACTGATTCCCTATGAGGACGGAAAGGAACCAGCAGCTACCCGGAACGCTGCTGAGAATTCCAACATCATTCCCCAATGCGTTGATGCATACAAAACGAATGTAACGAAGTTCGGTACCGTCCTAGAATATATCCCGGGCGAAAGCGATAAGACAGCTATAGACGAATGGGAAAAAGCACAGGAGATGCTAGAAACGGTTGTCCTAGAGCAAACGCTTGAATCATTTTTAGGTGAGTTAGTTGACGACTTAGAAAACTGTGGCATCGCTTATGTGGAGGTCTCACGTGGTGGTGGGCTCCCGGCCCTCTATCGAATTCCAAACGAAGATGTCCGCTGTACGCGAAAATACAGGCGTGTAGAAATTGCATATAAACGCTGGAGAAATAACAAGGAGCAGACGTACTATCAGAAACGTTGGATTCGTCGATATGCACAGAAAGTTGGTCATGATATTGTTTGGTTCCGTGAGTTTGGCGTAAAGCCTGAGGTTGACCCACAAGCAGAAAACGAAATTATTTGTCTACGAATTGATAATGACGGCCCGTATAGTAAACCGCGCTGGTTTGGGAATGCTCCGGGTGTTATTGGCAGCCACAGAGCCGAGGTGCTCAATCATAATTACTTTGCCAATGGTCGTATGTTATCGTTGCTCCTTACCGTAATTAATGGAGAATTAACCGAAGGATCGGTTCAAACGCTAAAAAATGCAAAAGGGACTGACTCCCAAGGCGGTATCTTACTACTAGAAGCCATAGGTTATGAAAAAGGTATGGGAGCTACCGAGGAGAAAGAAAAGGTACAAATCAAACTGGATAAATTGAACGATTTACTTCAAAATGATGCGCTTTTCCTTGAATATAATCGCGAAAAGCGAAAAGAAATCCTTTCAGCGTTCCGACTACCGCCTATCTATATTGGCCAAAGTGATGATTATAACCTCGCTACGTCTAACACAGCTCGCCGCATCACCGAGGAACAGGTATTCATTCCGTACCGCAAATGGTTGATGGATGAAATCTTTAATAATCGCTTGTTCCCGGAGATGGGAATACACAGAGTAAAAGCTGGACTACGTGGACCGAAAATCGTTGATCCAGATGAAAGGAAGCAACTACTTGAGTTTCTGGCCGACCGTGGCATTATGTTGGTCCGTCACCTCATACCGATTGCAGAAGAAGTGCTTGGCACCGTCATTGATGAGAAGAAATACACTGAGGATTATCTGGATACGCCGATTGCACAACTGGTAAACTTGGTGCTCGAAGAATCTTCTTTACTCTCTGCTACGTCAGAGGAGAAGGTTGTTTCGATTGCTAAACAAATGCTCCGTGATGCTGAAAAGAAGGTAGGATATCATGTGTAAAGCGTGCCTGGAGTACATCGTTAAAGCGGAGATTGATGATTTTCTTGATTCGTTAGATTTAAACAACGCTGAAAGAGCCTTGCTTGAAGAGCTGTTTGAACAAGGAGAACAGGCAATCGTTGATATCTTGGAACTTCAAGGTCAAGAACTAAACGATGCCATTCAAGAACTCAGTGAAGAATTGCTTGTTGATGCAGATGAGTTATATAAGGTCATTCTGGATGTACAAGCAGGCGATTTCTTTCAATCAAAATTTGAGCAAGCCGTATATGATGCCTTCATGCCGTTATTTCATTTAGCAGGAGAGTCTGAACTTACCGCCTATAACCCGGACAAAACATGGTCTATCAAAAATCAAGCGGCTGCAAAGTTTTCAAAGAAACTAAAAAAGTTGATTCCGGATATGAATAAGCATTCTGCAGATGTCATGTTGAATGCTTTTAAGCATGCCATTGAACGTGGAGATACGCCATCAGAACGGGCGCAGCTTGTGCAAGAGGTAAGCGAGCAAGCGGCTAATGGTGAGGCAGGTCCGTTTACTATGCAACGAGCGATGCGGATATCCCGCACAATGTCCACCGCTGCAGCAAACGGCGGGAAGCTGGAAGGATGGCAGCAATCAGAAGTGGTTAAAAAGAAACGCTGGCGCTCTGCGAATCAGACTCGTACCCGAAAAACACATAGAAAGGCAAACGGGCAGGAAAAACCGCTAAATAAACCGTTCAAAGTTGGAAAAGACGAGTTAATGTATCCTGGTGATCCAAATGGAAGCGCAAAGGAAATTGTTAATTGTCGTTGTACCATGCAAGCGGTAATAGATTGAGAGGGGGATCATATGGCCCGCATACTAAAATCCGAGCAGGCACATAACATCGAGCAGGGCATCTTTCTCTTTGTAGTCTATGAACCCGGAAGCGAGGAAGATGAATCGACACATGACGCTCATGGAGATTGGGCGACTGCAGAAGAAATTGAAAAAGCCTGCTATCGCTTTAACCGCAAAAAAATATTCGATACAGCAGTAGACAATCAGCATAATTTTGAGTCTATCGATGCTGAAATTTTGGAATCCTATATCGCCCCGGTTGAAATGACGATCGGTGAAGAGATTATTAAGCAGGGAACTTGGCTCACAAAGATCTGGATTCATGATGAAGAGATTGTCGATGAATACCGAAACGGTACTAAAACAGGGCTTTCCATGGCCGGATCCGCTGTCCGTGTCAGCGATTGAAAGGAGGTGAAAGGAATTTGCCGGAGCTAAAAAATATTGATGTGGATTTTTTATCGGTCGTAGATGCTGGAGCCAACGGGAAACCTGTTCTGTTAGCTAAAAGTGAATCGACAACAACCGAAAGAGGTGAAAATAAAAGTATGGGAAAAGAGAATATGCAACCGCAGGAAGAGCCTTTTGCAAAGTCTAACGACGATGTGAAAGGCTTTTTGAATGTCGTAAATATCCTTAAATCCGTTCCTGGTATTGGCACTTTGTTAGGTCAGCAACCAGAACGAGTAGCCATTCAAAAAGGCGCTGTTAAAGATAAGTTTGATAATAGCAAGAAATCAAGCGACTTCTGGAATGCCTGGTATGCGTTTGAAAGTACAATTAGGCGTTATAACTGGTCCACCGATCGTTATGAATTCGAAAGTGATATGGAGACAGCAAGAGAAGCTATTCAGGACTTCGTTGATATCCTTCAGGAGATTCTTCTGACGGAAGATATCGCAAAAGCGCTAGGAAAACCGCCAGAGAAGATTGCCAAGGCAGGGAAAAAGATTTCATCAGCCAATCAGGAAAAAATAAACAACGCTATTACACACCTGCAAGAAGTCATTGCTGATGTAGAAGGGGAGGAAGAAATCGTGAAAACAGAAGATATTGCAAAAGCTGTCGCAGCAGCGGTAGAACCATTTTCTCAACAAGTGCAAGATTTGACAAAGCAAGTAGCTGAGTTGCAAAAAGCAGAGGAGATTGATGGCACGCCTGCTGCAGAAGCAATGCCTGAAGGCGCTGGAGTGGTAGAAGAAACAAACACTGTAACGGATGCAATTTTAAAGGCTTTGGAGCCATTCCAGCAACAAATGCAGTCATTGGCCGCTGATGTACAAGTATTGAAGAATACCCGTGGTGGCAGCACACAACCACCAGTTGAAGAAAAAATCGAAAAAAGCGAGAACGACACATCCTTTGCAGGATTGTTGTAATAGAAAGGGGACATAAGAAGTGAAAACGAATGCTCAAATGATCGATGGAAGTTTTGCAAAATCCACAGTCGTCACTTCGATGGACGGTGGCGCCTTAAATTATAAGCAGGTTGATAAATTTGTGGAAATGGCATATGAATCGACGACATTCATGAAAGGTATCCGTCATGAAACACGTATTAGTGCTCAGGGAACAATCGATAAGATTACAGTTCGTGGCCGAAATCTGCGCGGTAAAACAGAGAATGTAGAAGCAACCAACACGGCCGTTCCTAATTTTCCGCAAGTCCCATATTCAGTTACTCCTGTGGTATTGCCTTTTGAAATTACAGAAGAATTCATCCGTCAGACACAACGTATACGCAAACAAAATGCTGAAGAGATCATTTTACGTGCTATGACTGCAAACTATGGAGAGAACATGCAGGATATCGGTTTTAACGGCAATTCCGCGACACCTGATACCGATCCGGATTATGAGTTCTTGAAAATTAACGACGGATGGCTGAAAGTAGCTAGAACAAAAGGGAATTACATTGATTTTTCAACCCTGACAGCGGCGCAGAAAGCCGGGATTTTATTCGAATTGCCACGTGCTATTCCAACAAGATTTCGTTCTGGTGGTACCTTCAAGTACTTCATGCACCCGGATACATTCTCCAAGCGTCTACAAAAGCTGGCTGAGAAGGACACAAGTGCTTCTATCCAGTTGCAAATCATGGGTGGTGTCATGAAAATTAACTCATATGATGTAGAGCCAGTTGACCATATGCCAGAAGGGGCTATCCTCTTTACGTACCAGCCAAACTTCGTCATGGTACATACCTATGACATGCAAATTCGGAAAACAACAGAGGGTAAAGAGGCGATTTATGCCGACAAACGTTTCTATGCGATTCACTCAGACTTTGACCCGATTTTTGAAGAACCGGGTGCAGTGGCATTGGTTGAAGGAGTGGAATTCTAATGCCATATGTCACATATCGAGGAGAAAATGTATCGATCATGAAGCACGGTATTCGTTTTGAACAGAAAAAACCTGTGTTGGTTGAAGATGAAAAGGTCCTTAACCAGCTACAGCGGGATCTGGACTTTGAAATTAATCAAGAGAGGGCCATTCCGTTGGAAGATTTAACAGTAGTGCAACTCAAAGATAGAGTAAAAGCGGCAGGTATTGAGGGATTTGCTGATATGAAGAAAAACGAAATTATCAAGGCGTTGCGTGGCGAATAACCATGTTGACGCCTATTCTTTTGAAAGAGCGTAGCCGCGTAAGTGCTATACAGGAAGCCGATCAGGATTTATTACAGCAATATATTGATGATGCACAAACACGGATCGAACTGTTCCTCCCTGTTTCCTTTCCTGAAATGGTCGATAGACAAATGCTGTTAGCTTGGGTGAAGTTGGCAGAAGGATTAGCCCTACAAGACGATGAGGCACACCTTGCCGCCGTTGCCCGTGGCTACACAGCGGAGAATAACGGGGCATGGAGCTACACCCGACAAGCGGTAGAAGGAAAGACAACAGGAAATCCGGACGTCGATAATATCCTCCGTCTCTGGCTTAAGAAACAGTCCCCCACAGACGGAAATATTCAGGCGATGGTGCTATGAAGCATCATTTTAATACGCCCATCTCTGTTATCCGCGTAACAGGCCAAAAGGACAGCAATGGTATTTTTGCGAAACGTAAGCCTAAAACTATCGGACAATACCTCTGTCATATCATCAAAACGGAAACAAGTGAAAAGCTGGACGAAAAGCCGATCATCTTTGTCATTAAAAAGGTGATCGGCCTTCCAAAAGCGGCGGATATTGTATGAGGTGATGAAATTTCATTACTCGACCATAGATATCTGGTTATTGATGTTGTTCCGCGTCGGTATTGGAAAGAAATTCGTGTCACTTGCGAGGTGAAAGGCAGTGAGCATTTATGATTTTGATGGACTCGCCCGCAAGTTTGAACAGATAAGCAATGGAGCCATAGAAAGAATTCTCCGTAACATAGCGGAAGTCGTAGGGGAAACGCTGCTTAACCATGTTATCGATGAAATCGATAATCAGGGATTAATTGACACCGGTACCCTATGGAACTCCTTTACCCGTGGTGGTGCAGATAACATATGGATATGGGACGTTGATCGCAATGCGATTACACTGGAAGTCGGCTCCAATCTTCCATATGCTTGCTACCTCAATGATGGATATACCATCAGCAAGCGGCACTTCGTTCCTGGTTACTGGAATAGTGGGGGCTCCTTTGTATATGACCCATCTGCTAAAACGGGCTTTATGGCCCGTCCACGCTCTTTTATCGGTCGGCAGTATTTTGACATTGCCGTGAAGGAGCTGGAAGGCGGTATGAACGCTTTAATCATGAGACAGCTTGAGAGAGAAATCGGGAGGTTATTCGCATGATGAATATCGGAAAAAACGTATGGGGTGAAACCATTCAACGCATTTATCCGGACCTCTTTATTTTTGATGACCAAGCGACATGGAATAGCGGTCAATTCGTTCGGCCTAGTGTCTTTGTTGAAACTGACCTTGTATCAGAGAAAACGCATACGCCGCAATCTATCCGTATTATCGAAGACGTAGGGCTCGTTTTTCACTACGATTTCGAGCGGATATCTCAGGAAGACAAAGGGGAGCCGATACCATTTGATTTATCCCCTTTCTTTCTATATTTACGCCAGAATCGCTATTGTATAGCGTCTCAGCGTTTTAAAATGATGTTAGTCGTTGAACCGCCCCGAACACGAGAGAAAAACGACCAAATGGAAATTACATTCCGGTACTCCTATCTCTTACATGTTCCGAAGCGGACCGTCACAGACGACGGCAGAGAAATCATGAAGATAAATGACTTCTACGTTGAAGCCAATGGGCAGGAGGTGAAAGCATGAGTGAGAAGCGAGCAAGAAAGCCGTCTGCTACGGTGGCACAATCTGACCTGAACAAGCGAACGAAAATAGAATGGATCGAGAGCGCAAACCCAGTGTTCAATGTAGAACGCTTTGAAATGGCTGGCGCTCTTTTCGATTGCCAAGACGGGGATGAACTCTCCAAACAGGAAGTAAAACAAAAGCTGGATGCCTACCTACATCCATCTAAGAAGAAGGAGGAGGAAGAAACGAATGTCGATTCAACGAGTTAGAGCGGGAGCCTATGTGGAGCTGCAAGCCAAAGCAAAAGCGCGAGTCATTCCCACTACAGGCCGCGTCCTGGTTCCGTATCAGGCAGAATGGGGCAAGCCTAATTTTGCGGTAGATATGGCAGACACATCTGAACGTCTGAAAGAAACGGGATTGCTGGTCGATGTGGTTGAATTGGCCGCAGAGAATGGCGCTACCGTTATGGGGTATCGCGTAACTAACGAACAGGAGAAAGCAGCAGCTCATACCGTTACAGACAGTTATACTATCGAGGCACGCTATCCAGGTAAGCGCGGGGAAGATTTTGAATACATGATCCGCCCAAGTTTAGTAGATGCCACAAAGAAAGAAATTGTGGTCCGTGATACGAAAATGATTTACGACACAGAAACCTATCTAGTGGCGGATAAGCAAGAGGCGGAAGACAAACTAAAGAAATCCAATATGATCCGCTTTAAGAGTGTTGGTAATGGAGAGTTGGCGGATATCGCTTATACGAAATTAGCTGGAGCGGTAACCGGCACAGGAACAATTACGGCTGGTGAATGGAGTCGTATTTTCAACCGCGTAGATGGCCTTGAATTCGATGTATTCTACCTACCTTCTACTGACCCCGCCGTACAAGCAGCATGCAAGCAATGGTTGCTAGACAGGCGCACAAAAGCCCGTAAGCTAGCGCAGTTGGTCATTGCGGGAGATGCGGCAACAGATGATGATATCGAGGCACATAATGCACGTTCCCGCGCTATGAATGCCCGTTTTATTATCAATAGTTCCATTGCTGGAACACATACCAACGGAAAAGAGTACAATTCCGTACAGTGGGCGGCATGGGTGGCGGGCCTCGTAGCGGGTACACCAGCTAACAAGTCCTTTACAGGGGTAAAAGTACCACTGACTCTTGCAAAGATAGACTGGAGCCACAGTGAAGTCCTGAAGGGGCTGGCTGAAGGAACATTAATGGCAACCCGTGATGGCTATGACTATATTATTGAGTCTGCGGTCAACACTTTATCCACACTCGGAGCGGGTGAGCGAGAGGATTTCGGTAAAATCCGTGTATCCATGACGATTGACCAAATTCTCAATGATATCTACTCCGCTGGGAAAAGATATCGGGCACAGTTGGACAATGACAAAGATGGCCGCGCTATCTTCATCGGTGCGGTGGTCGAATACCTTAAAATTCGCGCCCAACAAAAAGCAATTGCGGACGATTATAAATTTGAGGAACATCCAGTGAAACAAAGTGACTTTGATTTTGCTTATTTCAAACTTTTGGCGAAGCCGCTGGATGCTATCGAGGCATTCTATATTGATTGGGAGGTGGCCTAGTAGATGGAACGCGAACTCATAGGTCGGAATTTATCCGTACAGGACGATAACGGTGACCCGATTCAGACGATTAAAGAAATTGAGGTTATCCTGAAGCCGGAGAACTTGGATATTATCCGGGCGCGGCGCATGGCGAAAACAAAGCAGCTTGTTGGTTACGAAATTCCAGTAAAGATGGTGATGTCTAAGCTGGAATCACGGCTGCGGTACCGCATGTTAGACCTGTTTAAGCAAGGCAAAACCATGTTCCTTCCCCGTGTCACTGGCTCATTAGAAGATATGATAACAGGCAATACCGAGCGTGTACTCATTACCGGCATTCATATTCACGGTGACATTGATATCATTGTGGCCAAGATTGACGAAAACAAAGGCATTGATATCACGCTAGAAGGTACGGCTACAGACTTCGATTTTGTAGAGAAATTCCCTGATTACATGGCATAGGAGGGCATGCAGCCCTCTTTTTTTACTGCTTCAAACCATTAAAAATAAATTTAACTATTCCAAGGAGGAGAAAAGAATGAGCGACAAATTACAAAAGTATCTGGAGAAAGCAAAAGGCGGCCGCCGTGACGATATTATCAAGGTGAAGGCAGACGGTGATGAATGGTCTGTACGTCGTTTAACGACAATGGAGGTTCGCCGCTCGATTGAGTTGGCCGTGAATGAAGATGGCTCATCTAAGGACACATACAATGAAATCGATGTGATGATCGTAAAAGCAACTGAACATGAATTTGACTGGAACACCGCAGAGCTATTGAAGGCATATAACTGCATTGAGAAATTCGAACTGCCGCCGCGTGTCCTGGATAACCCTGACGATTACGCTGCGCTTAGTAGAGCAGTTCGTAACTTCACAGACACGAAAGAAGCGCTTATCAAAGAGGGAAAGAACTCATCCGCCGCGACGGAGAAGCAAGCTGGATAG